GAAAGTCTGTGGCAAAATAGTTGTAGTCGATGGCATGAAAGAAACTCTTTTCGGCGTGTCTGACCCACGGAGTATTGCCAATTAACCGACCTAAAAAATCTTGTGGATCATAACTACCAGCATGCCATAATGCGTGAATCTTAACAGGAATGCCAAGAAGCTCACTCATGTACTTTAAGTTTATGATGCCAGGATGCCAAGCATCAGTAAACAAAAAATGATCGCCAGGCTTAACTGCTCCGGAGCAAAATAAACGACCCATGCCTTCAACCTGGCAAGACTTATAGATATTAGTGCCGCCAAAATTAAGAAAGGCGCCAGGAGTAGTGGCAGTAGGAATGTCCGTAGGACCAGATAAAATTTGAACATTGTGGCCTTCCTTTCTGAGTAATTCGGGCACGTGAGTTTTCCACTGCGCTGTATAACGAGTTTCAACAGGTTCGAGATCTATTAGGTAAATCATATAAATTTATTTCTTCAGCCGCGACTGAAAATGTGATTAAGATGCTCTGTAGTGTTTTTTGTAATAAGGTTGATGCTCACCGTTTTTTGAACGTTCGAATCGGCGATACTGTTCACTACGATACAGATCCCTTTCGTCAAATTTTAGCATGTTCAAACGACAATAGTCTTTGTAAGATTCCAAGTCTTCAAAAATCTTAGCGACTTCTGGTTTCATACGAAGATATTTTTCAATATATTTAGGTTGTGCCATTGTATTCTCCTTCTTTTGTCACTTTTGATAGCAGGCCGCCATTGATTTGCGTAGCTAACTTTTTTAAGTCTGTGGGGTATTTTGCGGCAGTCTGTGCCCACGCTGTTCGTGCATCAAACTGATCGAATTCTTCTTTGATAGATCTTTCATAACCGCGTATGGCACCGCGGTATTGTTCTTCTACTCTATCTATACGTCTATGTAATTGACTCATGTCGTCGTATAGTTGACGCAAAGGACCAATCCTAACATCCTTACGACCCTCGGGCTTGGTAAGAATAACCATCATCATTAGACTGCGTAGTGCATTAATTACACGCTCGTCGTTGCTGGTTAACGCTTCATCAAACATGTCAATAAAACGTTCAAGATCAAAGTCTGCTTGTTGTTTTTCTCTGGCGGCACTCATAATTAAATTTTAAATAAAAGGTTAGGGCGGTGAGTTTCATACTTAATCAGTGCGCCGTTTTCACCATCTTCGGCCACTTCAATCCAGACCGCACGGTCAGGATACCTTTGTGCGATTTGATCATACAAATCGTCCGACATCATTTCACAACTTTTAAAGTCAAGTTGCAAGGTTCCGTCTCTGTACAAGTTCTCAAGCCAACGTTTGAATTGGATGAACTCGATGTCTCTGTCGTTGTGGAAGACATCAATCCATACTCTAAAATGGAAGATATGGCGATGTGCCACACCCAGAAAACTAACATCATATTCATCACCAGTTGCTAGTGCAGGATCTGTTGCGGCTGCTGGGTATTTATGTATACCTTCTTTGCGAAAGGTAACCCAAATCTTACGCTCAGCGCGATCCTTAATTCGTTGTCTTTGTTCTTGTCTTGCTTGTTCTACTTGTTGCATTATTTGTCCTTGTCAGCGGGATATACAGTTTCATCACCTACATAGTCTTTCCAGTCAGTATAGGTACTGCGAGTCAGCAGTTCATTTAAGGGATGACACCAAACCCCAGTATTGGTATCGCCCCATGTGTTGTCGTCGATTTTTAGTGTAGCGTGATAGTTGTAAAGCCTAATATTGGGCAGTTTAACACTGATCATGGGAATAAATGTTTTGTAATCACACCAGGATCGTTCATGTAGATCTTTGGCATATTCTACACCAAAGTCCAGTGTAACCCAAAAGTCTCTAATCAGTAAGGGTTTGATCATGTCATCCCATGCTGCCCAGTCATAGGGACTCTGCGGATGGAAACTTTGACTGGTACCAAAGTACAAATGCCTAACATCATTTTCTAATGCCAGTTCTACGATTTCTTCAACTGGTTTAATACCTACCACAAAAAGTGTTCGTTCACCTTTCATGACAGTGTTTTCTACTTCAATGCCAACAAAGTAATCTACTTGTTGGCGACCATCTGTGTCAATTGCCATTATTTTCCCAATAAATGTAGCCCCTGCTGTAGTGCTGGGGACGGTTATGTGAATCACCAAAGGCTGATTGCCATTCAGTGTTTCTATTATAGCCCATAGTCCAAAAACTGTCAACTTCAAGTTGGCCAGACTTAATCCATTCTACTGCTGTTTCCATGCAGGTATGGAATATGGCTTTTCGAGGACTTGGCCTTACAGTAGTAATGCTGCGCCACAAAAAGTTTTCACTTTCTCGTTTGCTGATAGATCTGCTAACAGCATCAATTAAACAGCCGTTGTTAGCAATAATGTCTGCTTGTTCTAACCATGCGTGACTGTCTTTAAGATTGATAACAATATCATATTCTTTATCTGGCTGGTTTTTAAGCTCTACACCCGCTGCTTGCCACATGTGGCAATTACTGCTGCCAATAACATCTACTGGCACATTGATATTAAGATTTTTCAAAGTCTTGTAAGCAACATAAGCTAAAAATCCTGAGCCAATTAACAGAATCTTTGCATTGGCATTGGCGTAAACTCTGCTGTCAATTTCAACAAGGTCACCCAATACTACATTAACACCACAGGCCACGGGTTCAATAATATATTTAGGTGCAGCTTCGGGCACTACTACATATTCACCTTCACGCACTGGATACTGATCAGCATAGGCAGGTTCGCCTCTTGTGGCCACATAGTCCCCTACCTTTACTGCTGTTTTAACATTTGCACCCACTGCAATTACTTGACCAAGTCCTTCGTGGCCTTGCATGTGTAGGGGTAATGGGCCAAACTCACCCTGCATCATTGCAACATCACTGGTACAGACACCAGTCATTACTGCTCGAACAATGATACCGTCATCAAATTGATCAGGGCAGTCGTATTCTGTTTCAGCAAAGCCGCCTTTACCAGTTGTCTGTAAAATTCTTACTTTCATAGTCGTTCAATTTGTTCGTGAATCCAAATATCTTGTGCCAACTGTTGATTCCAGTAGTCATTGTTATTTAGGTTTTCGACTGCTTGTTTGATCATTTGCTGATAAGCACTTTCAGGACAGAGACCTAATTCATATCTAACAGCACTGCTGGGCAAGTCAAAACTAATGCTGATATCTGATTCTTTTAGCGAACGCCAGTTAGCTGACAAAATATATTTGCAGTTGTTATTTTTATATTCTAATTCACAAAAGTCATCAACATCGTATGTGCCTGTTGGATCTACCGTGCCATATTCTGTGCTGTCAATATTGGATAATTCCCAACGCTGTTCTGCCAGTGCAAACAGTTTTGTGCCAGCTTTGTAATCTGTTAAAGCACAGTAATAGCTTAACATGTGAGGAATAAGATCTCTGCTGACTCCGCCAAATGACAGTTGTTTAGTGGTAAACCAACTGCCGGGTCTAGGAATACGATTATAGTTATTCCATGTTATTTTTACACGACTGCACTGTTTTGCAAGGCTTTTAAATTTTGTGATCTCGTCGCGATACTGATTGTTCTTAACCATCATAAATCTAGTATCGGGAAAATCTAAGACCATTTGCTTCCACAGTGTGTGATTTTCAACACCGGGCTTTTCAACAAATACTATTTTGGCGCCTAAGCCAGCAACATTTCTAGCAATACCTAAATGTGTAAAATTAGGAGTGCAGATATGCACAGTATCAAAGTTCTGATGATCGAAATAAGCCAGTGTGTAGTCACTGTAGTCGGCACCAGCATGTGGATTACTGTCTACTGTTACAACTTCATAGCCTAAATTTGTCAACACAGCCTTGTACAATTGGCCGATGCCCATACCTATTACGAGACTTTTCATTCAGATTCTTTTGTTTTGAGAAAACTAATAACTAGAACTACTAACAAACCAACATAGGGCAAAAATGTTGCCAATGTCCACCAAGTATCAATGCCAGCGTCCCTGCATCTTTTGATAACTGACATTAAATTGCCCCATGCCATTAAAACAAAACCAATGGCCATTATGGTCAGCGTAACAGGACTGCCTTCGCCTGCCTTGCCAGCAAAGAACAATGAAATAACGAATATTACAAGAAACATAATTAATAGCTTTGCCTGCGTAAGCCAAAACTCTCTTGTAGTCATTGTACCCTGTGGGAGAAAAATGTCAAGTTGTTTCATTTGTCTAGTTTAGGTTCTAGTTTAGGTGGTTCTTCACGATCACGAACAGCCAATTGCCTTTGGTATTCAGCAAATTCTTCTTCAGTCATAAATCTTGCGCCCTGCCGTTCCATCCATCTTGGACTCCAATAACCAAAGTTTACTGGTTTCCAATATTTGACAAAAATGTAATTTAAAAATACCAGTAGTACGCCAATTACTGCCATTGACAAGCAGACCAAAATTGAGCCAATGAAAAAGGTTGCATATCCTTCAAGTGCCATGTTATCTTTCTTTTTGTTATTATATGATTAATGATCGTTAAAGTCAACAGACTCGTGATCATGTTCCCACTGTAGTTTTTCCAAACGCCTAATTTCGTCTTTGAACTGAAGCTTTTGCTTTTTCCATTCTACTACTTGGGCGTGTTCTGTACCCGGATGTTGCCGTTCATGATTGGTAATTTTTTCGTCCAAAACACGATGCATTTCTTTTAAATGTTTGATTCGATTTTCATACATTTTGTGCCTCCAGTGCGTCTAGTTTAGTTTCGTCTAGACCCGAATCATCTATATGATGTTCTTCTGCTTCTTCAACTTCAAACAAACTGTTGAACATAGTATTAGCATTAACGGTTTTCTTGCCAGTATATCCTCTAGTACCAACAATACTTAGCCAATATCTGTTATAATGTTCTACTAGCTGTTCTGCACGACCCCTGTCCGAAGTAGCAAAAATATCATCAACAATGTCCCTGAAGTAGCTACGGTCGTAGAGTCTAGTATTGCGTCTGTCTGTGCTGGTAGCCACCAACATATCTGGATATTTGCCTGCATCGCATTGACGATTAGCTTCTTGTACTGCGTGGATATGTGTCCATACATTATGACCCATTTGCAGTGTATAACTAAAACTGTCCCAACTAGTTTTGCCTTCTTTGCCAATCTTATTTAGGTCTCCGGGCTTGTAGTAGCAGACATCATTAATTTGCAATCTTTCGCTGACAGGACTTTCTAAGAAAGTGTCAAAGATTCGATCCTGTAGCACAGCATCTTTAAATTTGCGTGTATCTGTAGCGTACTTTTTATTATCAACGCTTGGTTGCATTTGATAGCTCCACTTGGCACGATCCGGAGTTACTACATCATAATAAATCTGTCCGTTGGCAGTAGCTAAAAATGGACTGGCACAGTCAAAGCTGATAGTAAAGTTTTCGTTGTGATACTTGCGAACTGCTCTCTGAATGTCAGTAAGCAATAATGCCCATTCTAATTTACTGGTACCCAAGAAGTGCATCCAATCATGTAGACCCGGCTCCAGTAAGCCATCAAACCTTAAAGCTACAATGCGCTTGAGTGTTAGATGCACATCACACATGTTTTGACCACCCATGGCCCAACCATTAAAGTGATCATTAGGATATTGCTTTGGGTCACAATACTTTTTCATTTGATCATACCAAATGTCTGCTTCAGTATGATTTTCACCTTGCAGTACATTTAAGAACTTGCACTTGCCCTGTCGATTACGCATAAAGTAATCGTTGTTGATATAAGTTCCCTGTACAGCTTCTTGGAATGTGCTGATACCTGTGGCCTTTTGTCCAGCAGGACTGCGAGCTACCCACGCAGGGATATCAAGAATCATACCGCGATCCATATAAGCATCCATCCACTTCAGCACTTGCTCACGCTTTTTTTGTGCCTTAGGACAGTTGGGATCTTTCCAGTTGCCTTCCCATACACCCTTACCAATTTGGAAACCGCCTGAATCGCCTAGTACAAAGCTGTTAGGATCACGATTACGAACCATGTCCTCTTTGGCATCAAACTTATTAGTATCTAAGTTAGCATGGCCTGCACTGTACAAGGCCCACTTATAGGGAAAGTATGCTTCATTGGGATTAAGCCAGTTAAGACCTTCCATACCTCTATCAAACTTCTTAGGCATGCGAACACTGTCAATATAATTTGAATCGTGTCGTTGCTTGCCCACATAGGTAGCATAAAAGCCACTTAGTGCAGGCAAAAAAACTGCATAATCATTTTGTTTGGCAGTTAAATTATCTATGGTGCCAGTCATTTATTTTCTTTTGTTAATATATCAACTACTTGGAACTTTTCCCACGCTTCTTTTAATGCAGGAGATTTTTCCATGCGACTTTTTAGTTCAAGGTCTTCTTCGCGTTTTTTCCTAGCCCAGTCAATTAATGCTTGCATTTCGGCATCTAATTCAATATGAGCAGCATAGGAAGGCATGTTAACCCAATTGGAGCCATCATACACTTCCCAATAATTGGTAAGGCCGTTATATCGTGGCATACCTGCACTTGGCTGGTTCATATTGATATAAGGTTGTCCAGCGGATCCGCCGGTAACAACAAGACCTCTACCTCCAGTCAGTGATCTAATCATTACTTGGTCTGTGCAGGAAGGATATAATTGTATTCAGCAATGCCACTGTCTACAGTAATCATTGCAGCACCTTCGTCGCTGATCTTAAAAGTCTTGTCGCCAGGCAAACTAAGAATACTGATAACAACAGCCACAGGCCACGCCCAAGATTTAGTAAGTTTACCGCTAACGCCCTGTGCAAACACAAAGTTACCAGCGTGACTGCTGTGATCACCAAAGTAAAACTTTAGGTCGCCGTTTTCAGTTTTGGCAATAAAGTTGTTTTCTTCGCTGTTGGCACTGGCCTGAAATTTCAATCGCTGAATGTTAGCGTTGGCAGGCACAATGTCCACATTCCAGTTAACTGGTTTCATTTTTACAGTCTTAAGTTTGTCGTTGACAATTTCTGCACTCATAAAACGATAGTCGTTTTTAAAGTCACCCACTTTATTTTCAAAGTGAACACCAACAGGAATTGATTCTTCATCTTTGGTTTGTTTGTTCACAGTAATTGCCGCATCTTCTCTATATTCAGGAATGTTCAAAATAGTGTTCAATTTGTTCAAGTTAGGCATACCAAATGTGCCTACAAATTCTCCCACAACGCCTTTGAATTTGGCCTGTAGAATAACACTGCGATCTTCAGCAATGGCTTCCAATTTGGTTTCTGTGTCTGTGCCTACAATTTTAACAAGGTCGATTACGCCCAAGCCATGAGTATGTTGTACGATGTCTAATAGATGGTCTTTCATAGTTTCTCCAATAAGGTTAAGTGTATAAGGTTTATTTAGATTTGTCAAGCACCAACAGAACAAATTCTGCCTAATGTTTGATGTCGTTTTATAGTTGTAAGCACACCGGGTTTTCGTATTTCCACCCAATGCACATTGACGCTGGTTGATCTATAGTGTTTTACTACAAAGCCTAATTCTTGGAATATAGTATTCAAAAGTTTTGGTGTAAGGTAACTTTTAAATCCTGTTTCGGCATATTCAGCGCCTTGAACAACATCGCAGTTATTAAAACTAAACATCATGGATCCACCGGGTCTTAGTAAATCGTAACACTGTTCTAAAACATATCGAGTTTCTTCATAGGGCCAAAAGTTCACTACATTCCAAGCAAATATAAAGCCAAACTGATTTTTTGGCAGCATACCCAAGTAAAAAGTGGGTATCCCATGTGCATCAGTTTGGTAAGCTCTTACTCGTCGTCTATAAACTTCGTTAAATTTTGACAGTGTAGAATTTAAAAATTCTTCATGTCTATCTACAAGGTATAAAGGATCACTGGCTACAAGACTTTCTGTCCATTCACCATCGCCCGGCCCTATTTCTAATGTTGGATAATGCCAATCAGTGTAGGACCTTACAATTGTGCCTATTTCTCCTCGTTCATCGTCAGAAATTTCTAATTTTCTTTCTGTTCTTTCTTGTTCACAGTTTGATAAAGCTGAGCCATAAAATTCATTTATCTTATAACCTAATTTTCTCATAGGAAATGTTATTTCATCAATTTCCTGTTCTATATTTTCTATTAGATCATTTAAATATTTTTGCTGTAAATTAATTTCTGTTTCTGTTTTATCTAAAAAATCAATTAGATTTGTTAAATTATTTTTATAATTTTCATGCAAAGGCATTGTAGTATTTTTACTAAGTGCGGCGTCTAACAACTCAACATTTTGATTTAAGATATCAAAGTTGATTTCTTTTAAATTATTTCTTAATCTAACTAATTCACTTAATTTCATTTTATTCAAAACTAAACAAGGAAGTAAAAGTAGATCTTATATCTGTGGCTTCGCTTAAGTTCCAAGACAGCACACCCAGCAAGTTATCAATCTTTTGATCAACAATGGTATCTTCCATGTCGTTGTCATCAAAGGGCAAGTCTTTGAACCACTGTGGAATATGTGTTTCGTCTGTGGGATAACCTACTGATGTGTAGCCCAGAGGATTATCTTTTAGTTTACACACAATGGTCTTCATACCATCTACAATGGCCATGCTGTAGTTGTCACTGTGCATACGGCGCAGATTATTCCAGTTCATGGCTGCGCGAACATGTCCAGGCATATTGGCTTTACCCAGTCTTGCTTCTTCTGCTGAATATTTGGTCAGGTTATTAACACGCTTGGGAGTACCTTTTTCCCATGGTGGACGCTCTTGAAACTTGTATTTGAATTCTTTTACTTTTTCTACAATAGCATCACGGTCAGCACCCGTCAGTACATCTAACAAGATCTCACTTAAAAAGTCCTGAACAATCTTGGGAGTATCGCTGCGTTTGAGATCAAGTCCCATGGCCTTTACTTTACCAGGATTGCCTTTAGTATCTTGACGCTTGCCTTCTTTGTCATATATCAATACAGCATAGCGTTTCTTTTTAATGAATAGGCCTTTACTGGCTACGATTTCACGACCGCCTTTAATAATTGCGCCGTTTTCTCTGGGACAATGACAAGCCCGTTCCATGAATGCAGGAAAGCTTTCATTAACTTGATCAGCAATGTTGTCATAGACCTGCACAGCAATGTCTTTGTTCCATTCCATGCGACCAGCTTCAACATCTTCCCTTATAGCAGGCCATGCACTGAAGTACACACTGTCAGTGTCACCATATATCACTGCATCACCTACATGATCATACTTGCCAGTGATAGCTTCATTTACAAAACTGTCCATGTGCTTGGCGATAGTACGACCTGTCAATGTAGTACTTTGACCAATACGCTGATCAAAGAACCTACAGCCTGGATTCAAAATAGCACCATACAGACTGTTCAAGTTAATCTTTTTAACTAACTGACGCTTGTCCCAGTATTCTTGATCTTCAGGTGTAGCAGCTTCTTTGAGCCTGGCCTGCATTTGTTTTCGTTCAGCATACCAACGCTCCAGCAAGCCTGGCACAATACCTTTACGCTCATAGGTAAAGATAGTACCATTGGCGCTGATAGTCCAGGGCTTGTTGCTGTCAAATACCAGTCGCCAAACATCTGCTGCACTGAGAATATCACTTGTGCCGTCTTGTTCCCAGTCTATAGTAATTTCAACACTGGGATCGCCACGCATTACTGCTTCATATTCAAGACTGCCAAACAAGCCTTCCCAAGCTGCTGCAAAGCTACTGCCCGCGGCAATCTTGTCTTGAATATACTTTTCAGTCATTATCGGTCTTAGTTGTCCGACGATAGTCTCAGGTCCCATGTTGAGCGCTCTAATGGCTGAGGGGTAGAGACTGTTGATGTCGATGGCGCCAATCCATTCGTGCATGCCCGTTTTGGGATAAGCAACATAGGCACCTGCGGCCTGCGTTTCTCCATCTTCTTCTCGACCTTTCCGGTTAGGGACGACCAATCCTTGACTGTGTGCTTCATTAATAATTGCCTGTTCAGTAGTTGCTACGGCACCCATTGTAGTCTGCAATAACACCGTGTTATCGTGAGCAATGGTATTTGCCAAATCTAGAAAACGAAGTTTTCTATCCAGTTTCGCCAGCAAGCGAGTGTCCTGCCTGTTGTAAGTAATGAAAGTTTCAAAGTCTTTGTTGTACAGTTGATCCAGTGTGCCTTCATAAGCAGTTTTGCGTTCTTCCAGCTCATATTCACCAATGGCATCCAAACTGTAGCTGTGTCGTTCTTCATAGGTGTACTTGCGATACAGTTGCATGTAATCTAAATGTACACGACCAATTAAGTCAAAGGTTACATTGACTGCACCAAATCGTTCAAATTCACGCTGTTTGGGAAACTGTCCCCATAGGCACAGCCTACGAGTATCGTCTTTACTCAGCACACGAGTAATGCGTCCTACAGTGTAAGGAATATCATAGCCCTCACTGTTCCAACCTGATAGTATGTCTGCGTCATCAATCAAGTTTAAGAAAGTGTCTAGTAGATCTTCTTCCCTCTCAAAAATGTAAGTGTCATCAAACTTGGCTGCAATTTCTTCGGCCGTCTGCCAGCTCATGTTCTTGGGAGGCAGCGCCAGTGTTACCAGCTTGTCCATCCAATCCAAGTATACACTGATAGCAGTAATCTTATTAAATGGATCAGTAACAGGACTGAAACCCCGCTCAGGATCAAAGTCTACTTCAATGTCAAAGAATGCTGTCTGTAGTTTAGGAGGTTCAGCATTGAGATAGTTTTCTTCAAGACATCTAAACACAGGCTTGAAGTCACTTTCCCATACCCGCTTACCGCTTTGTATTTTAAGTTCTTTGTGAAACTCTTTGCCGTTACGACTGGCGAATCTAGTTACTGGAGTGCCGTAGATAGTACGATGCTTACCCTTTGGGTCGTCATAATAGAATATGTAATTGGCTGGATATTCTTGGTACTGTCTTTGACCATTTACCCGTTCAACTACATGAATTCTGTCACGCTGTTTGTCAAATAATGCGTCAATGTAGGACATAAGTCTGTAATAATAACTTAATTAGGCCCGCACTGTCAATGGTGGCCAACAATACATAATTACCAAAGATACCAAAACTGCCTCTGCTGTAAGCACAGCCTGCACTGATTACACAGCCTAAAATAAAAGCAGCATACAATGGTACAAATGGCAAGTTAGGTACTGTGATAGCGTAGGTTAGGCTACAGCCAATGCTGATCGCCCATGCTATCATTTCAAATACAAAACGAACAGGGTTACTGTGCCAGTCGTTTACAATAAACTGACGAGCACCATACCACCAGTTAGTAACCTTTTCACTCAAAGAGTTTTACCTACTGTTTCTAAAATGGTATTAAGCTCGTCGTGGTCACGATTAGTTTCGCCCAACTTGGCCTTGTGTGCAATCTTAATTGCTTTTTTCAGTGTGGCTGGTTTAATTTCCAGTTCTTCAGCAATGGCTTTAATAGTTTCGTTAAGTCCAGTGTTCAAGTCTTCAACTTCTTGCAAAACTTGCATACCTTCAGAAATCAATTGTGTAAGTTTGATTTTTGCTTCACCGTTAAAGCTGCGATTATAGTCACTCATGGATTCTCCTAATTGAAAAGTGCTCACTCTAGATTATACGGTAGCGAATCGTATAAGTCAAGGCAGCAGCCGCCTACCCGGTCCTAAGGCCAAGGTCTATTTGCTCAATATATTATTTAATTCAGGCCAAAGTTCTGCAAATGTGTGTTTTGGTTTAACAATTTGTTCACTGCGTTCAGTCCATGCTACGAATCTCGAACCTTTTGTCGCGTCTTCAACATCGTCCAATAAACTTTGTTTAACACCTGTTAAAAAATAATCATCAAATTCTAAACTGTCAATTTCTTGCAGAGCCAAATCAATTACTGATTTATTGTGGCCAAATACTAAAAAGCTGTCTGTGGCGTCATTCATATGATCTTCAGTAGCCAAACCCAACTGCCAATTGACTCTCATATTTCCTTTTAGATCTGCAAAATCATAAAGCTCACGCAGTCTTGTACTGTTCCATATTGTGTACACAGGATGGAGTGTTACATTGTTGGCTGTAAAATCTTTTTTCATAATTTCTATATTTTGATTTAGTAAATTCCAGTCTGCGCCTGCTCTTACATATTCAAATCTATCTTGAACATTATCAAAACTTAAATTCCAATAGGTGTTTTTAAACTGTTTTAATTTTTCATAGACTTTGTTTTTATTTAGGTCTACACTGCCGTTAGTTAAAATATCTATTTTGACATGTTTGGGTAAAATATCTAGCAGTCTTATGTTATGTTTTTGTAGCAAAGGTTCCCCACCTAACAAATAAACACATTCAATAGTATCTAAGTTTTCTTCTATTAGATCGAATAATGTTTCTGTATAATCTCTGTTAACTGATTCAATTGGTAAATTTCTTAATCGACGCCATTCGCTGCTGTCATGCGTGTTGCAATATCGACATGTTAAGTTACAAACATTGCTCCATCTTATATCAATTAATTTTAGTTTTCTTTGATTATTTGCTGAAGGAAATTGATCATTAAATGCTGACCATTGACTGCTGCCAGGAGCAGTATTTTCGATTTTATAGCAGCCATTACAATAATTATTCGGTTTATTTGATCTTAAATCTTGTTGCAGTTGAATAAATTTGTTTTGTTGGAAAATATCTTTAACTGGTTGTTGTCTTACCGATCCGAAATATCCATCGCCACTACAACAAACACCAACACCACCCTCAACAGACACAAATAGACCTGTGTCTACAGCACTGCAATAATAACTGTTCATTAATTATTTAAGACTGGCTCTCAGCATCCAACCGTGCTTTTGGTGTGCATCTAGTCGTTCAGCCAGAAAGTTGCTGAGACCATGTTGGCCTTCGCGTTCTGCTAAGTCGTAGACCAGTTTGATTACTTTAAGGATTTTGTTGTTGTCTGCCAGCAATTCAGCAACCATTTGGTCCTTAGGCAATACTGTGGTTTCATCTTCAATTTGACTTAGCATACTGAATCGGGTGTAGCTGCCAGGTGTATAACTGCCTAGCTTACGAATGTTTTCAGCGAACGGATCAATACTGCCGTAGACTTCTTCGTAGATTTTTCCAAATAAATCGTGATATTCTAAAAAGTCTGAACCTTCAACGTTCCAGTGAAAGTAGTGTGCTTTTAAATAAAAACTAAATTCTGTGCTGAATGCAATTTTCATTGCTTTAATTAATTCATCCATTTTTCAATACCTTATTGTATATTTATGCGGGTCTGCGTCCTTGGTGTGGTAAACTGCCTATTGGACTAGTAGCGTTTTCATCACCTATTGTACTGGCACGACCTGTGTAGTCCGAAATTCTAACTTCTTTTAGTTTAACTTGTTTTACCTTAGGTATACCAAATGCTCGTTGTGCTTCTAGAAATTTAGTAGAACCTTGAGCTGCTGTTAAATACCAACCCTCGCTGTCTTGCGTCATTGCGAAATCTCCGCGTAGTGTTTCAGCTAGTGTGGCTTTTGCATTGAAGTAGAATCTTGTTTCAGTAACTGATTGATCTACAGGAAGATCCAGTTGCATTTGAGGATTCTGCACAATAGGTTTTTGATTGGTTGTACGCAATTGTTTTTTGGCAACATCTGCCAAATTTCTAGCATAGTCTGGTGCATTCTTAATGTTAGCTGGAACATTCGTTTTTTGTATTACTTGGTTTAATAAATTACCCTGAGTAAAAACTTGCTTATCAAGTTTATCTACTTCAGGTTTTAAAGTGCCTGCAACAGCTTTTTCTAAATTATCAACTTCTGCATTTAACTTAGCAATTTGACTTTCATAGTCTTTTACTTGTCCAAGTTTAGCTTGTGCAGTCTGTGCAGCAGTTTCTGCAGCTTTGAACTCTTGTTCTAATCGCTCGATAGCTGAAGCATCAACAGTTTCGCCTTTTTGTACATCAGCAATAGCTCGTTCCAGTTCTGCAATTTTATCAGCTGCAACGCCTGTGCCTTGACGGTCCTGCATTTTTTGTTCAAGCTCAGCAATTTGTCTTTCCAACGCAGCTGTGGCCGCAGGATCAATGCCAGGTTTTGCTTTTAACTGTTCTAGCTTTTGGGTCAAGCCCTGTAGTTGTCTATTGCTGGCCTGTTCACGCGCATAACTTACTTTTTCAAAGTCGCCCATTGCAGCACGCTGTTTAGCACTAGCTGCTTTTTCTTTTTCTAACTCGCCGCGATGCTTAGATAGTTCTTGACCAGTTAGTTCTCCTTGTTTAGCACTAACGCCCAATCTTTCTTCTGCTGCCTTAAGTTCAGCATCTAACTCCTTATTGAACGCTTTGGTTTTTTCTAACTCTTTGAACAGTGCTACAGCCACTTGTTGTTCGGGAGGTACACCAGACAGTCTCTGTGCCTGCACAAAGTTCATCATTTTTTGATAGTCTTGTGTGGGTGATTCTTTGGCTTCGTTAGTCTTTTTTTTACCCCAGTTAGCAGCACCTTTTTTGCGACACTGTACTAGCGCACCCGATGCATAAGCACTGGGCCATACTTTATAACGACTCTTTACTTTGTGATAGCAAGCGTCTTGTTTTTCTGCTAGCATAAGGTCACTGAATGCAGGACCACCACACTCGGGGCACATAGTTTTTTCCTGCATTGTAGATTGTTCATTTTCTGTTACAGCCGGTTGCCCGCTTAATAAATCCATTACCTTTTTAGTAAAGGTCGAAGCATCAAATACTGCACGATATTGCCACATTAGGCCAATTGGAATGTATAAAATATCATTTTTTAACTGTAGATCAGATTTAATATCAAAAGCAATTGTAATTGGAGCTCCGTCTGCTGTTTTAAGTAAATTAGTAAGACGTTTATCTACATATGGTTTTTTGTAATGATCGTATTGAAAACTTGCATCACTTGTTAGGTCGTATAAATTTCTTTTGATGAATTGCCAAAGTTTTTTAACATTTGCCAATGTATCTTCAGTTGGGATTACACTTTTATTTTCCGCTACAGATTCACTGGGTAAAATTCTTATTCTATAGGTAGATAAATTTCCTCTGTCCTTGAACGGGCCTAAGATTTTGGTTTGATATCCAGCTTTGGCCAGTGCTTTTTCTGCTGCTTTGTAATGGTCTAGGGTCCAACCGATGACATTGTATTGTCTTTGACCACTGCCCTTTTTATCATTGTAAATTGGAACTTCGGGACCTGCCAATTGTCGAATTATCTTTGAACTGTCAAGTTGACCTTCAGCCACACCTTGCTTCTTGAGAATATTAAGTGCGTCCTTGCTGGTTTGTTTAGCAGTAACAGCCTTAGCCGTGTGTTCTTCGCCGCCGGCATTACTTTGCTTGTCTCTTGAACCGTAGGTGCTGTGGCTTACTTTACCATCACGACCAGGTTGTGGTGCTGATTTATCCATTTCATTCAAGCCTTCCGCCACACCTTGCTCTCCACCTTGCAGTTTCTTTAGATATTGCGGGAACAATTTATCAAAGTCTTGCTGTGCTTGTTTGGGATCTACTCCGAACATTTCACTTTCAAAGTTGCTAGCACCATATAAGTGAGCATTGCCACCGCCTAAATAGTCATTAGCAACTCGTTGTGTATATTTGCGAATAGCCTGTTGATATAGTTCATCGGAGCCTTCGGCCACACCTTTCTTATCCTTAGCAGCCTTAGCAGCATTAGCAGCAGCATCCTTGTGTTTCAGGTACTGTTTAAGATAGTGAGCTGCCATTGGACCATTGCCTTTGCGACTTGCTGCCACATACGCATCGTGCGCCAACTTAGCTAGTTCTGCGTGACTGGTAGAGCCTTCCGTCACACCTTCATTTGTCTTTTTCTTTGTAGCAACATTCTTAGCAGGGCCTCTGCGCTCGGGATTGGGATCTTCTCTACGCTTTTTAGCAGCCGCATACTTGCGACCTTTCTTACCTAGTGCGTGTGCCTTAGCCTGTGGCAAACACTTTGGCTTACCTTCACTATCATCGCCTCTGGCACATGCACCACGAATTTTGCCATCAGGTCCAAAACGAACCCACTTTTCTTTAAACCACTTGCGTAGATCTTCTTGTAAGGGCAGTTCACCGTCAGGCTCGAGTTCATTAGTTCTGTCACCACGGTAGTTGGCCAAGTCATCCATGATTTCCTGTATAGCAATGTCAACATCACTCATACTGCGAATGTCTTCAGCATCTTCCGCATAGTTCATGACAGCATCGCCAACAACTTCGTGACCATATCGTTTTACAGCTTCGGGATACTGTTGCATCAAACCATTAAATAACATCTCAGCCAAGTCAATGGGACTAATATTTTCCGATAGTCGCTTGTTGTTATATAAATCCGCTAAAAACATTTTACTTTCCTTGCTTGGCTAATATACCTGCTTGTTGCAGTGCTGTCTTAAGTGCTCCTGCAGCCACTGGAGTTTCTGCTGCTTTCAGTACTAATGGTGTTATTGTACTCATAGCCTTTTGTTGTTGAATATTTAATGGCTTGCCATCGTTGGCATTTACTATGCCCTGTGCAAGTACATCTGGATTAGTTCCAGGAGGAGCAACACTGGCAATAGTATCTGCAACACCTCTTGCTGTACTAGTGTCAATGGCTTGGTCTCGCCTCTGTTGCTGCTGTTGTACTGTGCCTGCTTGACTGGTGGCCTGCATACCTGCCTGTGTATCTTGTAGTGCAGGGTTTGTGGCTTGTCTTGCCGCAGCTGTTGCTTGCATTGTTGGATTAGTAGCAATATTGGGCGATTCTTCTTCTTTTACATTTTTGTCTTTGTCGTCAATGTCACGCAAACGTTGCATTAACTTGCCGAGATCGACTGGTCCATGTTTCTTTTCTTGTTCTTTTGCTTTAACTCGCAGTCTATCAATCATGTCATCAAACTCGTCATAACTGTAACGACCAGCAACTTTTTTATTGTCGGATTCTCTCATAGCTACTTGTGTTCCTTGTTGTGCTTGTTTTTGCTGAGCTGTCATTTGCCCTCGTGCTACTCTATTTGCCAAAACTGTCTCAAAATCACCAGCTTTAATTTTTCCCAGTTCTGGATTTCTCAGTAAGATTTTATTTCTTTCTGCTTGGTAAGTTTCAGGATTTGATTTATACTTTGGATCAATCATAGCATCAACTACTGTTTGATTTGGGTCTGCGTTTTTCATTACCCTTACTGCACCCTGTGATCCTAGATAGTGTGCCATATACATAGTGCCTGCATTGATTGGAACATCATTTTGTTGTAGTGTATTGTATTGATCTGCCATGATAGCACTTTGGATTTTTTCTTGTGCTTCTTTATTAAATATGTCTGTTGGTTTTAATCCAGCTTTTTTACTGTATTCATCTATAGTACTGGGCATAAAACCATACATACCCACTGCGCCAGTGCCTTTGTCTTTAGCACTGCGTTCTTTTTGCCATGCTTGCAATTCTTGAATGGTCATGTCGGTAATTGGTTTTGGTGGCGGCATATACTTATGCACTAAATTGCCATCTTTGTCTATAGTATCACCAAAAGTTGTGTCATAACGGCCTAGTCCTTCTCTTTGACCCATGCCTTTTCTATATTCTTTATCTTGTTCTGGATTGAATGCAGTTTGTTTTTGTGGTTTAGCTGCAAACGCTGGCGGCAATTGGATTGGCCTGCCATCTGCATCTGTCGTTCCACCAGATGTAACGGGTCTACCTTGTGTATCTGTAACAGGTTGTCCTGATCCTGAAACTACAGCATTGGAAGGAGTAGTCTGAATTCTAGCACTAGATCCTATTGCAGGTTGAGCAGGTGTTGGTGCAGGTTTACCTGACTGTTTTTGATATTTGTCTAGCAATGCTAAATTTGCTTCTGCACTACCTGCTTTGTAGCCTGCGCCCAATTCTTTGTCTACAAATGATTGATCTCGTCTGGCTGTTCTGCTTATACCATACTGTGCTAGTTCTTTGCCTACAAGTCCTTCACCGGCAGGTGGTGTCACAGGTTGTCTTGCTACTGCAGGTGCAGCTGATGCTGCAGACTTAGGTTCAGGCACAGCAGTTGGTGCAGTAGTACCATATGTACTCGATCTTGGATCAGTTGCTCCAGTTTTTCTTCCGCTGACATCTAGTCCTTGCAGTTCTGCTGGACTTTGACTTGCTGGTGGCGCTGTCTTTACTTCAGGTTCTGTTTTAGCACTTGCGCCTGTACTGGCAGCAACATCTGCACTTTTAGTCAACGGACCGCTAGCAGCTATTTTAGCTCCGGGCGGTGTCATACTATATGGATCTGCTTCTGCTTTGCGAATAGCCGCAATGTGATCAGCAGCGGTTGCTGGTTTTGGTTCAGGAATACCAGCCTGTTGACGAATTTTTCTAAGTGCTTCCTCTTCGCCTTTATTCAACTCTGGAGATATGGTTGCTAACTGAGCTGCTAGACCAACTGAGCCGGGAACTGCCATAGCAATAGCTGAAGGATCAATATCTTTCGGATCCATAGTTGTTGGTGTTGCTGGTTTTTTAGAAATAGCTTGTGGATAAACTCCAAATGCTGCTCCTCCAGGTCCTTCTACTGGTTTAGTTGCTGTGTCTTGTTCTTTGAAAGCTTTAAATTTTTCTTCCAGTGTACGGCGAATGACGGAATCTTTTGCGGCCTTGTCTAGTTCACCTAGTACACTTTCTTGTTGTTCTTCGCTGCCGCCTACCATTTTATTTTTTGCAGCACTGGCAGGGTCTGTGCCTTTCCAGTAACCAGGAAACTTTGGACCAGTTGGTTTCTTTTCTGCTGTGGACATAGTTTCGATTATGAACAAACTTTTTTGTATGTCGCTCATGTATGTAAAATCACTTTCTTTTAGGTCAGAGTCAATTACTTTGTCTGACCATTTGGTACCACCTGGTTGCCATATAGTTCCTTTATACCAACGCCAAGGTTTGTCATCTGCCCCAGTGGGAATTGGTATCGGCTTTTGGCTTGGTTCTTTAGGTGTAACTTCGTCGGGCTTAGGTTTCGGAACTACTTGGGGTTCGGGCATAGTGCCAAGCTCTTCAGGACTATGTGGCACAGGCACTGGAGTAGGTTTAATACTTGAAGGTTCCGTTGGTTTAGGTTCTGCAGGTTTAGGTTCTGCAGGTTTAGGTTCTGCAGGTCTCGGTGGAATAGGTTCACCGGGTACGGGTTCTGTAGGTCTTGTAGGAGCTTCACCTGGTTTTGGTTGATCAATTTTAGGTTTGGGTTCAACAGGCCTTGGTTCAACCGGCCTTGGCCCGGGTCGTGGGATAGGTCTTGGAATTGGCTTAGGCATAACTAGTTCAGCTAGTTTTGTCTCGGCTTCTTTCAAATAATCCAAAAACCCTTTGTAAGACATTACTTTTTACCTTTATGCTTTTTTTGCTGATAAGTTCCACCGAACAGTGTACCTGTTTTAGCTTTATTTTTTGGTGTAGGATTTACTACAGTGGCAACACTGCCTGCTGTCATTTCTTGTAGTTGGCTGTCTTCTGCCACAGCTAATACTTGTTCACTGCCCGCATCTTGTGCAGTCATTAGTTCATATTCCATGTATTCTAAAACTGTCTTAAGATAGTCATTGGCCAATGTAATTTTGCTGCTGACCCAACCTTCTAGACCCTGTGATTCATCTACATTGCGTAAAAGTTTGTGCAGTCTTAGCGCATATTCTGCTGCATGATAAAGCTCTTCGCGAGCCATTTGCACTTCGTGGTCTTGATGCACAGAATGTGCGTCTTCAACAAAGTTTTCGCCTAAAAAATGTGAACTTTTCATAATAATATCCCGGATATTGTATATTTAGTTTAGACTGTAAACTTACCATTTTCTAAATGTTGAAGCTTGTTGTTGACAGAAAAATTTGCCAGGATAAAAGTATGAACAAATTGAGGATCTTGATTTATTACTGGTTCTACTTTAATTGTGTGTGTTCCGGGCGCCAATTCTGCTACCAATATTTCTCTTACCCATTGGTTGGGATTACCCCATATGTACGTTCGCTCAGTAAATAATTCGTTGTTTATATAAAGTCGATATGCGGGTGGTTCAGACCGCCAGTCGCATAAAACATCAACTTCAATTCTTAGATCCTGCACGTTTCTTACCTCTACGCATATTTAACTGCCACCGTGCCATGCGACCTTTTTCCCCAGATGATGATTTTAATTTTTCTAATTGTGCAATTGAAGCACCTTTAGGAATGCCAACTCTTTGGCTTAATCCCTTGCGTCCTGGATTTTTACCATCTGCAAAGTTTTCTCCAACATTGTAAGTAGGATCTACTTTTTGACGGGGCATACCCTTGGGTTGTTTAGGATCAACGGGATCTATATCTGTTGTAGTAAGTCCAGTTTTTTCTAAGTCTTTAATATACTTGTGTTCTTCGTCCTCACTACCAAAACTAAAGATAGTGCTGGGAGGTCCCTGTCCAAAATCATGATGTCCTAAACCTTTAAGGTTGCTGATATGTTGTCCTAGTTTATACCAGTCATATACATCACTAACATCTACCCTTACAGTGCCCGCAGGCATTGTGGGCTTAAATTCAGGTCCAGGTGGAGTATCATTGGGATGCCAATCTTCTTCTACTTCTGTAGCTGAACCTTTTGATCCTATGTAATAAGCATTAAACTTAACATCGGGATATTCTGCTGCCAACTCTTTGAACACACGAAGATTAGTCATGCTGTCATCGTACAAACTTACTTGACGATACTTACCTGTGTCCAAGTATCTGCGAACCCAAACTGCCTTTTTGTAAGCAGGATTGCTATTGCCTGGTAAGTTACCAGCACGATGCACATGCACACGGCTCATATCAATGCCCAGTCGTTTAAAAGTATCTAAAAAAGTATCGCGGTCATCAAAGTCTGCTCTTGCTGTCAACATGATAACACGGCCACGAGTATAAGCCAGTATCGCCTTTAACTCGCGAATCATTGGTTTGATTGGTGTGCTTTCTCTTGAAAACTTTTCTGCATCTTCAAATTCACTGAAGTCAAATTGTTCGCCTGGTTCTAACTTGTAATTGTTGAACTGTTGATTGGTTAATTCTTTAACAATTTTGCCGTCTTTTACCACACGGATTTTTGCTGTAGTATGCAACAGCGTATCGTCTATATCAAATATAGTCAGTGTACCCTGTGGTTGAACTCTAACAAATTCACTGGCTCTCATTGTAACTCCAATGGCTTGCTTTTAATAGCATCGGGATATTTTTTATTAAAGTGACGCATGATCACGCCTGCTACTGCATTAGCTTCATTTTCGATTGGACTGCCTGTATCTCCAGCACCGTGATACATTTCGCCATTTAAAAATTGTTTGAAGTGTACCAATTCATGAGCCAATGTACGCAGTATGTCTACAGGATGTCTATTGGCTATGCCCAAATAAATGCGTTCTTCTTTATCAACAAAACGGCCAAAAGTTGCTTGTCCGTCGTGTGGTGTTAATTCTTTTTGTAGTATAACGTGTGGCAGTTTTTCTATAGCTAGTTCTTTGGCTGCTAAGGGCAAAAACTTTTCAATCATGTCTTCCATTTCTTCAGCAGTGATGCTAGTGTCTTGGTCTTCAGTTATCTTGTCAAGGAAAGTATCTGCAAATTTTTTGCAGAGTGCTTGAATTTTATTATTTCTTGTAATTTCTAAATGCCAAGTTTTAAAACTATATTCCTGACTAAGATCTCTATAGCCTGCATAGACTTTGTGGCAATCTGTTTGATTAATTAAATCTGTACAACTGGCACCATCTCGTTCACTCATTGGTTCACTGCAAGGACTTAGAGTAGTAACAATAATACTACCATCTGGTATAGTACCATACTTGCTGGTATAACGATCCATTGCATCGTGTTCTGCATGAATGCGTTTACCATCTTGACCTGGTACATTGATACCAAACACAATGTTGTCATCGGGATCGATTACACAAGCTGCTACCATACCATAGTCTTTGCCGGACTGTTGTCCTTGTATAACCATTTCACACAATTTAACTAGCACATTGTCTAGTTTTTTATAATTATGTATTTCAAAATCACCTAGGTTTTCACTGATACTGTGACTTTTAGTTTTTTTGCCTGCTTGTCTTGCACGACGGCCAGCACAGTGCGCCTTTTGGCTAAAGCCTTTGGGATTACTACAGTTGATGCTTTTCTTATATTTCTTAGTCCACTTTTCTTGTAGTTCTTCTTCCTCGCCATAACCTAACTGGGCTGCTGCTTGTTGTTGCGGTGATTTAATACCAGGCGGAGTAAACATTGGTATTCTGCCTGCCACGGGCGGCACTTGTTCAACTACTGCGGCTATGCCTGTGCCTATACCAGCACTGGCCAAGGTATACTTGATAGTGTCTAACCAACTCTTACCATTAATTTTAGATATTAGAGTGGGCACTATGGTATTCATAATGGCCTGCAACAAAATATTAGTTTGTGTTGGATTTAACTGCATGTGTTGAGCACTTGCAATAACACCACCTGCTATTAATGATGCTACTGTGGTAATGATACCGCCTTGAAGATAAGGATTTTCCTTGCCCTTTTTAAGTGCATCTAATACCTGTGCCTTAATGCTGGGGTCTGCTTTGGCCAGCAACTGCTTTGCTTTGTCGTTATAGTTTTCGACTTTTTCAGGCTCTACGGATCCAACTTGATGTTTATAAAAGTCTAATGCAGCTAGGGCAATTTGGTTGTCGCTGTCATCTTCGGCCAGTCTAAGAGCTCTTAGACTTTTTTGTACTGCGCCAGGCCTTACATCTCTTGTAAGACTCATGCTGTATCTTGGATCTTTAGCTTGTCGTTTACTGGCTATAACACCCACGCCGCCCATTTCATTTATGTTACCGTGAATGGGGCTAGTAGTGCTGGCATTGTCGGGCAGTATATCTTCTTTGGCAGTTTCGGGAATTTTGTCATAGATAGCAGCAATTTCTGCACTGGGTCTTGCATACATCTGACCGAGAAATTCTTGTCTAGCCTTGGCATTTTTTCTAATATGATTCCAAAGCATTCTACATTCTGTACCATGGCTAACATCATAGTTCTTGCCTTTGATTTTGATTGATTTTTTAATTTCGGGTATTACAACTACATAACCGTGTTTGTCTGCGGTCACTGCGTCTTTAACACCATTCCATACTTTATAGTAGCTGGGACTGCCTGCAGGTTTGACTATGTTACCGTCTTTGTCTTTTTGATCTCGTTTTGTAACTGTGTCTGGATTTAGTCTGTCAGCATCTGGTGCGCCCACGGCCGTGACAAAAATTGTTTTGACAGGATCAAACGCTTCGGGCAACGCATACATTTTATTTGTTTCAATGATATGATTGCCGGGCACTCCTGCTGCTGTAATAAGCTGATATTTGTCGGAAAAGTTAAACGGGCTTTTAGCTGAGCTAGTATCATTGCTGGTTAAAACAAAAACATTCTCGGCGCCGAACTTCTTTTGCAGTTGTGCAAAAACCCCTGCGTGTCCTTGGTGAAAGGGCTGAAAACGCCCTGGGTAAGTGACAACAACACGGGGTTTATTTTGTTCGTATAATTCGTGTGCAAACATACTGTACTAATTCTAATACAGTATTTAGCTTTACATGTTTTCTAATAGCCAAAGGTAAAACGGACTTGAAAATTCTAATTTATAACTACCATTCCACCCTAAGTTAATGCAGTTTTTCAGAACAGGTTTATTAGGATCATCAGCCACAAATTCGCTAATTGACCACTTTAATCCTTCTAACTCTGTTTCATCAATTTCTATACTGTCTATGTTAAGTAACATATCCTTTATGATTGTTTTATTATCTTCACTTAGTACAGTATCGCTGTCTGTTTTATTTTCGAGCCTTATTTCCAATAAATGTTGTTTGTCTTCTTCTAAATCAGCCGCAAATTGATAATATGCAGTTTCTTTAGTAGATACAAAGCCTGCAATTAACTCTATTCCATCAATTCTAATAGAAAAAAGCGGTACTTTATTCCAAAAAGTACCGCTTAGACCGATGCGAAACTTAAGTGTTTCTTTATACTGACTCATTGGCAGTTTCTTTAGCTGCTGCTAAAGCAGCAGCAGCCGCTGCCTTTTGTGCTTCAATTGCGGCTTTGCCTTCTTCGCTATTAGCATCAACACGCTTCAATCCTTTGCGTTCCAGTGCAGCCAAGTCGCCCTTGAATTCATAGTGTCCAATGTGGTTCAACAGTACACGACTATCGGCCCAAATATCTCCACCTAATGCTTGCCAACGACGGCAGAATGTCCAGTCTTCGCTCAAGTAGTGACCGCGCTCGTCAATTACCGTGTCAAAAATACTGTACATGAAAGGCTCATACTGCTTGCCTAGTCCAATATCGTCCACATACTTGCACTCTGGATGTGCTTTGATCAACTGTTGGTAAACACTCTTTCTAAACAACAAGAAACCTGTACCTTGTGTATCTACTTGGAAGATAGGACCCTCAATGCGGCCGCCGTTTTTTAAGTTAATAACATAGTCAATGGGCAGGCTTTTCTTAGGATATAGTCCGCCAATAACATCCTTGTCTGCGGCAATCATACCAAAAATAGCATCTGGTTCAAAACGAATGTCTGCGTCAATAAACATAAAGTGAGTGGCAGCATCGTTGGTCATCATCTTGGCGCACAAGTTATTTCTTGCTCGTGTAACCAATGATTCATTGACCATGGTGTCCAAACTCCAGTTAAGGCCTACTCTCTGCGCTAACAGTGTAAAACGCAAAAAGCTGGTCATAGTTGGTTCACTGACCATGCCGCCATAACAAGGAACAGCAAAGTGTACATGAACTTTGCTAAAATCAAATTGATTACCCTGTGGCATCTGTGGTGCAGTTTTAGCCAAGTCAGGAACTGGCATAATTGCTTTGGTCAGCTTGGGCACTGGCGTTGCAGTTGCTTTGCCAGTGATTTCTTTTGCTTCGACTTTTTTGTTTGAATCGCTCATGAGTTTCTTTCTTAAGTAGTTGATTAAGCTATATTAACTTCGACAACAACACCGTTGCCAAGTAATTCTTCTGCTACAGATGCCAGTGCATCTGCCACATCCTGTGTGATTGTCATTTTATCTTCTTCGTCGTTTTTGACTAGTTTGCTGACAGTAATCACAATATTTTGTTCTTGAATTTTAGCCATAGTGCTGTCCTTGGATTATATGGATATTTATGAAGGCTGGTAAACCAACGGAAAAATTCCTGAAATAAATCCCGGAGCCATTAGGCTTAAAAATGTTGCTATTTTATCATCTTTGGAATAAAAATATCCACCTGTAAACCAAAGTTTTCTAATAAACAAATTATGATACACAGATTTTGTAAGTTTAACATCGTCACCCAAACTATCAAAATACTGTGCAAGACTATTTCTCAAATCTGTTGATAAATCATATCCTTCTTTAAGATAAATTTTATATAGATAGTCTGTTGGTTTTTTAACAATAATTTGATTTGATTGTAAAATTTGTCTAGAATCATCATTTTTTGGTCTATAAAATTCCATTAAACAATTTTTATTGTGTTTAATTAAATCAAACATTAACTGCTCATCATTGCCATAAACCTGAATCCAGGGTTCTTCAATTCTGTGTTTAATTTGATCTTTATGGTCTACAAACGCTTGTTGCCAATATTTTAATTGATCAATATCTACTTCTGCATACTGACTTTTACGCTCAATGGTGCTTCTTGAGATCCAACTTGAATGAAAATTAAATTTTTGATAATTTGTTTTTCTTATGTCTACCAACGATTCGATACTTAGCTTGCTATTTTTATCCTGTCTAATTACGCCAGCCAATGGAATACGCAGCACAGCCTTGTACAAGTACTGGCCGTAAAACAGTTTCACTGTATCCCTAACCTTACAGGTTGGCGTTAACTTCGTCCAAGACAACATATCCATTTTCATCTATAGCTTTGTTAGTAGGATAAAGAATATACTCATTTTCCCTAACATTAAAATCAAACTCACCGTCAACATAATCAATGTCTACTGTGCAGTTTTGTAGATTTTCAAAAAGTATCTTTTTACTTAAAGGAGTTTTTATCAATTCATTGATCTTACGGGACAAGGGTCGTGCGCCCATTTTATTGTCGTAGCCCTTGTCAATAATTTCATCAATGGCCGCTGGCCTTACTCTAATACTGATGTGTTTGTCACTGAGTAAGTCGTTAATTTCTTTAATAAACTTGTCCACAATTCGTTCAATATGTTGTTTGCTGAGTTTATTGAACTTGACAACACCATCTAAACGATTACGGAATTCAGGTTTAAAGAAGTCTTTAACAGCCTTGTCATCTTCGCCTTCTCTGTCCAGGCTAGTAAAGCCAATACTGTTGCGCTCATTGTCTTGAGCACCAAGGTTACTAGTTAAGATAACAATACTGTTTCTACAGTCGGCTTTCTTTCCATTACTGCTGGTAACAATGCCTTCGTCCATTAAACTTAGCAGAAGATTACTGACATCTGGATGTGCTTTTTCAATTTCATCAAATAGGATAATACAATTAGGATTCTTTTCAACTTCGCTGATAAGCAGACCGCCTCCAAGATTACCATCATCATAGCCTACATACCCGGGGGGAGCTCCAATCAGTTTTGCAACCGAATGTTTCTCTTGGTATTCACTCATATCATATCTAAGTAGTTTCATCCCGAGATTTTCAGCCAATAATTTTGCCAGTTCTGTTTTACCTGTGCCTGTTGGACCCAGGAACAGGAACGAACCTACAGGTTTGTTGAGTGCTTTCAAACCTGCTCGGCTTACATAAATTTTATCTAATACATTTTCAACAGCAGTATCTTGACCAAACAGTCTCGATTTGATATTAGGTTCGAGATTTTCTAAGTTCTTAGTAGTTTCATTATCTAATTGATGAACAGGAATCTTAGTAAACTTGCTGAGACTATCAATAATGTGACTCTTGCGTAGTACAAAGTTTGCGGAAGCAATTTTTAATCTTGCCATACTAGCATCAATCAAATCAATTGCTTTATCAGGCAGTCTTTTATCTGTTTGGTATCTAACACTTAGATCTACTGCGGCTTCAATGGCTTCGTCACTGACAGTGCCATTATGGAATTCTTCAAAATATTCCTTAAGTCCATGAAGAATATCTTTGGCAATAGTGGGTGTAGGTTCTTCCACAGTCATTCTATAAAAGCGACGCATCAGTGCGCGATCTTTTTCAAAGCTTTGGCTGTATTCTTCCCAAGTAGTGCTGGCAATTACTTTAATATTACCTTTTGTCAGTGCAGGTTTAATCATGTTACTGAAATCAAGACTGCTGTTACTGCCTGAACCAGCACCACGCATAGTATGCGCTTCATCAATAAACAAAATACACTTGCCTTTTAAGGCCAGAGCTTTCATTACATCTTTAAACTTTTCCTCAAATTCGCCGCGATACTTACTACCAGCCAACAAACTGCCGATATCTAAATTATAAACAACATGCTCTAACAAATATTCTGGCACTTCCTGTTCAACAATCTTTCTAGCTAGGCCTTCGGCAATAGCAGTTTTACCTACGCCGGGATCGCCTACCATTAGAATGTTGCTTTTATTTCTCTTGGCCAAAACTTCTACAATTTCTTGAATTTCTGTTTCACGGCCAATTACAGGATCAATTTCATTCTTTTCTGCTTTGACATTTAAGTTAGTGCAGTATTCATTCAAGATAGCATCAACTTGATTACCGGATTTCTTTTTACTGGTTTTGCTGAATGTTTTATTCCAATAAGTTACAACTTTGTCTTTTTCAAATCCGTATTTTTTAAAGAAATACGAAGCATGACTGGCTTCTTCGTCCATTACGCTTAAAAACAAATCAATTACTTGTAGATTGTTTCTACCGCTAAACAGAACCTGTGTAAATGCGCGATTAAACACACGCTCCAGTGTTCTTGTTTTTCTAGGAGTACCAGTTTTATTTTTGTCTAATAGAACCTGTGTTTGGTCAGTTAAAAATTTGTCTAAGTCAGCAGCCAGTGCATCAACATCGGCGCCATAGTCTTTACAAAATTGTCCAAATGCTTCGTCTTGAACCATGGCCAATGCCAAATGCTCCAGTGTGCTGTACTGGTGATTTTTAGCCACGGCAATTGCTGTTGCGGCTGCGATGATTTTGTCAATTTCTGGGGATGATTCAAGCATAAAAATATTTATTGGTTATATTTGAGTTTTTGAATTTGTTCAAGAGCAGAGTCGCTGAGATCTGTCGGAATTTGAACTTTGATGCGTACAAACAAGTGGCCTTTGATATCTTTCTGAAATGCCGGTAAACCTTCTCCAGCAATTTTTAGTTTGGTATCGGGTTGGCAACCTGGATGTGTCCTTATCAAAAATTGTTTTCCATCTAAGCCTACAACTGTTTGCTCACTGCCTAGTATAGCATCAAAGCAGCTGATAGTCAACGTTGTTAACAAATCTAATCCACTGACTTCGAAGGCACTGTTGTTAATTACATGAACATTGATATACAGGTCACCGCGAGTTAGATTGGTAAACATGTTATCGCCCAAACCTGGATACTTGATTGTGGTGCCCGAAGTTATACCTGCCGGGATAGTTATGTCCACAGTGTGAACTTGATCGTTGCTGGTTTTGATTCTAAGTGTTTTGGACTGTGGATTAAGTGTTTCGTGAAGCTGGCACTGTATATCTGCTCTAATGTCTTTGTTTCGTCGTTCCTGTTGTCTAAAGTGCGGGTGATTAGCAAAAGGATTACCAAAACCAAATCTGCTAAAAATATCATCTAAATTAATATCACCGTGATTAAAATTAAAGTGAATATTATTTGGTTGTAGATTATCGTACTGTGCTCGTTTTTCGGGATCACTTAGTACTCGATAAGCTTCTTCAATTTCCTGAAATTTGGCCGTGTCTCCGCCTTTGTCAGGATGATGCTGACTGGCTAACTTTCTGTATGCTCTTTTTATTTCTTCGGGTGTGGCTGTTTTGGTTATGCCTAAAGTGTCGTAATGACTCATTGATCTAGTATAAAAGAAAAACCGGCTAGAGTCAACTAGTCCGGTTTGCCAGTAATTAAATTACTTCTTTTTACCGTCAGGTACTTTTTCGCCTTCAACCTTTTTGTGTACTTTAACTTTGCTGCATTTTTGAACGGGATTTCCCTTGCCGTCCTTAACAGTCTTTCCATCTTTGCCTACTACATCTTTACAGACTTCTTTTACTTCTGCTTCGGCATGTGCAGGTGTTGCTAGGCCAAAACCTAGTGCTAAACTTACGATAATTGCTGATAATTTCATATTTTGTTCCTTTTAATAGGCACTGAGCCCTTATAATTACTTAGCTTTTTTGTCTTTACGAAGGTGTGCTTCCAGTGCTGCTTGTAATAACGCCGCTTTGTGCTGATTAGTTGAATCTCGTTTAATAAATTCCTGCACAACCTGTGCTATATCTTTAGGGCTTATCTGTTGAAGCCACGCTAGACGATAGTTCATTTTGCATTCCTTGTATTTTTTCCCTACCTCTACTCCAAGATGTCACGCCTATAACAGCACCCATAGCTATATGAAACAGACCTGCACCTTTGAGTGTTAAAGGATCCCATTGGTTAGTTACTTCTCCTCGATAGTAGGCCTGTAGTATACTCCATAGTACAGGGAAAACAGCAAAGTCTAGTAGGCAGACAATCATGTACATCCATGCCATATATGGACGCCATTTTTTATCTGTCCAATGTTCGTGTTTGTTCATACCACAGCCATAGCTACATTGCAACACTGCACCACGTATCTAAACATTTCTTCATTGCCAGCACATTCTTGTGCAGCTCTAATATCCCTAATTTCTTGTAGCAGGTAATTCTTTTCTTCTACACTGATATTACCTAGTTGGTATTGCTCAGTGATAGCTTGTATTTCATGTTCTAGTGTGTTCATTATCTTCCTTTCCAAGCATTTAAAGTTGCGTCTATTCTCTGTTTGCCAGTCTTTTTACCTAGATCACAAAATACAGGATTTTTATTTGAACTCAATTTTTCTAGATGCTTATTGAGACCTTGTAAATTTTCTCGTTGTGGATCATTACGCAGTGTAGCATAACGATCTAATTTTTTAGCTTCGTATTGGACTTTAGTCCAGTCTGGGTTTTTACAGTCAATTGCATCCAGTTCCTGTTCAATTACAACTAATGTTTCAAACATTACTGGATCATGATCTCTGGGCCAATATTTTTGTACAGTGGCTACTACAGCACATGAACTTAATGTTAAACTAAAACCAATAACTAATAAGATATTTTTCATTTATAAGTGCCTTCGTAAATTGATTTTTGTATTTTGTACCATTCAATCCAAGCGTCATTTTTTACTGCACACTCATAATAAGTTGAATAGTTAATTGTTACTGTTTTTGCTACATCACTGAGCTGTGCGCCTTCTTTAAGTTTTTCCAGCTGTGGGCAAGTCTGTTCACTGAACTTAGGAGCATCAGGCCACTTTTGACGCACAGGAGGTGTTGTGCAACCTGCACACATAGCAACAATAGCGGCCAAAAACAACAGTGTTACTATCAATGAACTGCGACGATTTTGTTCTTGATCCATCATTTCTTTTCCTTGTCAAACTGTGGAGGCTCAGCAGCTTGATTGTGCAGTTCAATAAATTTTGGGGGAATAACACAAGTATTATTATACTTGACTATTTCTCGTTCCACATCTCTAATGATAGTTTCACCACGCACTTTGATAAATTTTGTTTTTTCTACAACTTTAGTTTCTACCTTTGCTGTAGCTTCAGCGGCCTGTTGTTCTGCAATGCGAACTTGTTCTTCTGCTGCTTTAACTTTGGCACGCCATTCTGCTTCGGTGGCATAACTGCCCTTAAAATACACACCTGCTATTAACAGCACTGCGCTTACTAATTGCAGTAAGTGATAGTAAGGACTCATGCCGGGCCATCTGTTTAAGATCTTGTTAATAACAAAGAAACTTAAAAAGCTCAAGACAATGCCAGCAACTAGAATGGCATTGACTACCATTTCTAAAAAACTGTCAGGCAAGAAACTTAGTAGAAACATTATCCACCAAATACTTCCATTGCGTGTTTATAGTGCTTGATTCGGTCTTCCAATCCCAGTGTACCACCATTTATGCGTTTTGTTAGAGTTAACATATCACCTTTGTCAGCCCACTGGTTCAAGTTGTTGGCTTCCCAAAACCAGCAAGCACTTTGTACGCAACCTTCAAAGGTCAGTAAATGTTCTGCTGCTTCTTCTACGGAAATTTCTAAACTTTCGGCATAGCGAGTATAGTTGTCTTTGCCGGTAAGTTGGATTAGTCCCTTACCACGATAACGCCAACCGTCACCTGACTCTTCGGGACCATTCCCCATTCTGCCACCATAAGCACGGTTAGCAATCATTTCTGGTTTGTTAGCGTATCTTGCCGCAGTGGCATCATCAGGAAAGTACTTGGGCCATACTTTACGAAGACTTGCAGCCTTGTAGTTAAGGTTTTCTGTAATAAATTTAAATCCACCAGATTCGTGTGCTGTCTGTGCTACAAATGCAGCCACACGAGGAATAGTGTGTATTTCATAATCTGGTAATATTTTGCAAAATGCGCTGTACCACTGTTGAATATAAGGGTTACCGTGTACGCATTCGTCTAGTTTTTCTACTGTAAAATCAAATTGGAATCCATCAGCCATTGCTTTGTCCTTGAAAAGTTATCTCAAAGTATTTAGCTTTTTGGCTGGTGGTTTTAGGTTTGGATTATTTTAAGCCTGCTGCTACTCGCAGCTGCTCAGTCCAATCATTTACAGGAGCAGTTCTGCGGATAGGAACTCTTGCAGCTTCCTGCATAGCAGTGATTTCTTCGTCAGAATCTTTATACTGTTTGCTGTAAAATTCAGGAGTTAAAGGTACAATATTAGCTACATTATCTAAGCTTAAATCATACTGTTTACTGTTTTTGCGATACTGAAACTTCCAGTCAGCTATGTCTTGATCTGTAAGATTAAGTAAGTCATCTACTAACTGCATAATGCGATCAGCTGCATCAACTGAACGCTCTATTTCAACAAACACAATGTATTCGCCGTCATCCATAACGCCTGAACTGACATCACTGTCTAGCACAAAGTCATATCCGGTTTCAAAGAATGACATAAGAGAGTTAGCAGGTTCCTTTTCACGAACTTTAAAGCTTAGTACAATGATATCCTCGTCGGTGCCCATTTTGCTTTTGAATTCATCAATGTGCAATTCGGATTTTACTAGTCTTTTTAGATCGCCCTGTTCTAGGCCTTCGAATATATTAGACTGCTGGTGCATTTTGTTGCTCCATGTCTTGTTGGAATACATCATCTGTTTGACCTTCTTCTGCGGCCTGCTCGATGTCTTCCTGATCTAACAGTCCGTTTTCAAGTTCAATACTGCCCTGCTCAATATCGCTCATTAACTGCTTGGGCATGGTTATAGTAACTAACCAAATAGGCTTGCTGACCATTCTGGGCATTTTTGTGCCTGGTTTGAAATCGTCGTAGCTTTTAACTGCAATAGGATATTCTAATATATCTTTTTTGTAAGTAATTTCGCAGCCATAATTAAGCAAACGCTCACCACCTGCAGGATCTGGCATATTTTTGTAATCGTACATAAAAGTGCAGGTTACAAAATACTTTTCATAAACTGGACCTTCGACTAGTTCGCCTTTTTTCCAGTTATCAAAAGCATATAAATCCAAGTCATCTAGCACACGCTCGTAGTCCAACAAAGTTTCTAAACTACTGTCAGTCATGTAGATATCTTTTGTGTTATCTAGTATTTTTTTAATATTCGCGGCCATAATATTATTTATGCGCTATTATTATTCTTTTGGCTCTTCTTTTTGTTCTATTTTTCGCTCTATTGGGGCGGGAAAGTAAGGTTCAATCACATAGTGATTTGCACCCCACCAGCCAATGGCTGTAAAAAATCCAGCTACTAGTAATTCAATTATCATTATTTTTCCAATAACTGTTTGACAAAATCTTGCAGAAGTTTGTGATGACGACCTTTGTGCCAATAGGGTTTAGTGTAGCTTTTATTGTACCAAGATTCTAAGCTGTCTGGGCAAGCTCCCATTACACCTACTTTACCCTGGACTATACACATTGGATCACCATTCGCATAGGTTGCAGTAACTGTATAACTTTTTGGGTTACCAGTAAAAGTACAGCCATCTCTAAAAAACATTTTTTCTTCTTGTCCTAGCCAAGTTACATCTGCGGCTATGTCATAGCATCTGCGAATATCTGCTGTAGGTCTTTTAATGTATTGTACTGCATCAACTTGGTCTAGTATATCAAAGTAATGTTTTCCTGCCCAGTACGCACCTACACAAATGCCTAGATAAGCACCACCTTGGGCTACAAAATCTGCTACCGCATTGGCTCTTTTTCTTAAAAACATAGCGTCATAGTCATCAGCATCTCCCACGCCTCCGGGAAATGCTAACATATCCACCCCCTTGAAAGTTTCAGATGTACATTGTTGTTCTGTAAAAATTTTTATGTTATAGAAAGGACTAAGTGCAGCAATAACACCATCACCACATTCTGCTGCTTGTTTGGAAGATTTGTCTCTAAATAGTGCTATGGTTTTCATATTATTGATCAACATATTTACCAACAGCCTAATACTTAGTCTAAAATACAGATTTATTATAACAGCGGTTTGCTATTACAGTCTATTTTTAAATATTAAGTGGACACTGAGTTTAGAGTCCGCTGCTTAGTTCCACACTTACACATTTGGAGGATATATTGTCAAAGCGTAAGAGTAGGTTGCTCTACCAACCTGAACAAAAAGTAGAAAACAATATAGTCAGTATCAACACTTATTATAATACACGCAAACGAGCTGTTCAATTACTACCCAAAACACTCAATCAAGAAACTTATATAAATCTTCTAACAGATCCCAACAAGCTAATAATTTTTGCCACAGGACCTGCGGGTACAGGCAAAACCATGTTGGCCATGTTAGCAGGTATAAGAGCCTTGAGAGAGGGCAGTATAACTAAGATCATTCTTACAAGACCCGCTGTGGGAGTAGATGATGAACAGCATGGATTCTTGCCCGGGGATCTAAATCAAAAAATGGAACCTTGGACAAGACCTTTGTTTGATGTATTATTAGAGTACTACGACAAAAAAGAAGTAGCCCGAATGCTAGACGAACAAATAATAGAGATATCTCCACTAGCATTCATGCGAGGACGGACATTTAAAAATGCGTGGATAATTGCAGACGAAATGCAGAACGCTACACCAAATCAGATGAAAATGCTGTTAACTCGTTTAGGCGAAAATAGTAAAATGGTTGTCACCGGGGACACCCGTCAAGCGGACCGCCAAGACCCTGACAATGGTCTATTAGACTTTAAGGCACTGGTCGAAGACTATAAAAATTGTCAGTACATAGCAGGAGTAGAATTAACCGGAAGAGATATCCAAAGGCATCCTGCTGTTAAGGAAGTGTTAAGAGTATATCGGGAGATATAAACTCTGGGTAGTCGGCTTCGGCCGACTACTTATTTCAAATTATGTACAACGATGTTGTAGATGTCACGCCAATTTTTAACTTTGGCGAATGGAAGCACAGCATCCATGTTATGTCCATGTTCCATTAGAATACTTCTTAATCCAAGATTGTAACCAACCTGAGCATTAATAATTTTGTCTTCTATCCAGTAATAGCCGCTGTTTCTGTAAGGATCTAATGCATCGTCTTTGTCTGCACTGGTTTCAAGGAAAATAAACTTCTCAAATGCAGTTTCACCGAACAATTTACGAAGATTCATTCTGCGGAGTTCGCAGGCATTTTCATCTTTACTTAGACTAGTAATACAGTGAAATACATAACCGTGTTCTTCGTGTAGTCGTTTTACATAATACATGGCATCACGCAGGGGAGGTAAAAAACCTATGTGTGCTGATTCGTTAAAAATCTTGACTAGTTTAGTAGCTTGTTCACCGTCAATACCGTATCTACTGCCAGTTTTATATTTTAGATGTCCGCCTTCAACTTTGTTAAAGCCGTGTTGTCGCATCCAAACATCAAAACTATACTCCCAGTCCAACAAGACGCCGTCGGCATCTGTCAGTATGATTTTGTTTTTCATTATTTTCTCTGTTGAAGTCGTTGTACAACGCCAATTGTTGCTTCCAATTGGCTTTCAAGTCTGTTGATTTTTCTACGAAGGTATGCCAGTTCTAGGGCTTGGTCGGTGTTAGTTTCAGCTAATTTTTTAAACTGATCACGCCAAGTTTTCATTTCTTTTTCATGTCCTAATAGTGTAGGACGCGGAGGTGCGTTGGGATCAACTACCTTTTTCTTTTTCTGGGTAAACATTCCTGGAATCATACAGTATTTATTTGTCGATTCCTGCTAGCTCTGTGATAGTAGCACTCAAGTTGATTTCAGGATCACCGCACTGACTGTGCCACACAATACCTTTGCGAATAATCATAATAGCTTCGTCTCGTCCTTCATCGCTTTTGCTCCACAAATCCAAGTTGTCATACATCCAGCGGAAGATTTCTTCCATTTCTTCAGGGCGAGCTTGTTCGCACAACAGTTTTCTAGCTTCACGAATCTTTCGCTGTTTGAACAGTTCTACCATTGTGAGTCTATAGTCTGCGGTACTGCTTTGTTCTTCTCGGGGACTTAACAGTTTACCAGTACTGCTGTTTTGTTGAATCAACTTTAAACAATTACGAAGATCAGGATAAGTTGCTTTGACATAGCTGTCCAGTGTGTCTAAGTCAAATTCTACTTCTTCAGTGACCAGTACTGTAGCTGCTCTTGCCGTAAATTCTGTTTGATCTGTTTTGTTAATCTGTAGATCTACGCAGCGACTTTTGATTGGCGTAATGATCTTGTGTACCAAATTACAAGTTAGGATAAATCTAGCCTGTGCTTGATAAGTTTCCATTAAGCCACGCAACAGTCCCTGTGCATTAGGACTCAAATAGTCTGCTTCATCTAATAACACAATTTTTAAGTGTCCAAAGGGCAGTGTACTGACAAAGCCTTCTATCTTTGTTTTAAGAAAGTCTACACCGTTGTCTCGACTGGCGTTGACTTGTAAAAAGTCATAGTCGTCAATGCCTAACTGATTGACCAAGACTTTGGCCAGTGTAGTCTTGCCAGTGCCTGCTGGTCCATGCAGCAGTAGATGTGGACAAGCACCTTCTTCAATCCAACCTTCTACTTGTTCTTTAACTGCTTGATCAGTAAACACATATTCGTCTACTGTTTTGGGTCTGTATGTTTCTGTCCAAAGTTCTTTCATTAGTATCTACTTCCTGGTTGACCCGGCTCGTTTGAACCGGTGCATTCATATCTATGATCAGTTGATCGGGGACAACGCTTGTTGCCGCATTCTGGACACACAATCATGTGTGTGATTGTGTACTGGGGATCTTTGTCCTTCATGCAATTATAACATCTGCAGGGTCGTTGTGAGACTTTCTTCTTGCCGAAGATAGCGTCCCAATTATTGCTGAAAGTATTATGGTCTACACTGAATGGTCTTGGTGCAGAACCTTTGCCGCCGTCGCTCATTTTCTTGTCTGTGCCTCTGCTACTCGTTTACGCAGACTACTGCTGCTAAAACTGTGATCACGCTTATTATACACAAGTTCAATGCCTCTGTCAAAACAAATTTCTTTACCTGTGAAATCTCTGTCAGCATATTCTACACCCAAAATTCTAACATCAATTGGCAGTGTCAGCAGAATATCTTCCAAATCTTTTTCAGTTTGGTAAACAACAATTTCATCTACATATCTAGTAGCACTTAATTGAATCTGTCGTTCCACAATGCTCTGTACTGGGGGATTTTTGCTGTCGGGTCTATCAATGGTTGGATCAGTCTGTAAGCCTGCAATCAAATAATCACAGTGATTTTTACATTCACTCAACATGGCGATGTGTCCAGCGTGTAGCAAATCGAATGTGCTAAAAGTTATACCAATCTTAAGACCTTTGTCTTTGAGTTCTCTTACTTTATTGAATATCATACAATCTTACCAATGGTTGAATAAATTAATTCATCTAGTTCACGCTGATAGTCTTGTCCTGATCTACGCTTTAAATAAATTGCAGTGACAATATCAGTGGGCAATTGCAAGCCCCGGCTTTCTATTTCTTCGATTAAATCGTCGTCGCTAAAGTCTGTTAATTCTACATCAACTTCTACACAAGTTTCTACGGTTGGCATTATACTAACTCCTCTACTACACCTAAAATTTCAGCCAATATTAGCAAGGCTCCTGTGCCTGCAATGGCGTATTTAAATCCTGCCGGTTCAACAATAGAACCTACAATTAATAATGTACCTGCACTAATTCGAATAGCACTTTTTACAATGCTGACATAAAAGTGTCCGCGGCTGGTATCTCGGGGTTGAATATCAAACTGCATTGATTAATTCCTTTAAATTTTTGACAGCTTCGGGATCTAAACAGACATCGTATTTGACATGTTCTTCTAAAGGATTCTTACTGTCTGTGTAAGTTGTGGTAATTCTAAAGTTTAACCACCCTTGGTGGGTGGTGTCGTTAAATTGTTTAAGTTCCATATGGGTCACATGCCCACCGTTATCGACTATTTGTTTTTTCATTTAAAATTTTCCAAGTTTTTCGTTTGGCTTGTAGTTCAAAATATTCTGGTTCCCCACTAAATGTGGGACTGGTTTCGAGAATTTCATCTAATAGATATTTTATCTCTAGTAGATCTTTTTTGATTTCCCATTGGGTAAATCCATCATTGTAGTGATTGTTAACTTGTGCGGACATAGCTCTTAGTTGATTTTCAATCAACTTTCTGTCCCAAGTAATTCTAAAGCTCATGTTATTTTTGTTTTTTCGTTAATGTCCAAGTACCGTCTTGGTTATCTTGCCATGTAATAACATCGCCAGGTTGCCATCCTGTGGACTCCATTAAGTCATCGGGAAATGTCAGTATCATGTCTTCGGGGCTTTCAGGATCTGCTTCGACTGTCAGTGTCCAAGTTTTATTCTCCATAATATTCTCTCGACTTTCTTTCTGCATGAACTGCTGTGCTGATGTTATCATCTGTGCTGGGCTCTTCGTCACTGACCATCATAATAGCGGCTGCGTCAATTCTGCGTACTGTAAATTGTACGCCGTCAATTTCAACTTCAATACCACGAGTCCAACGGCCGTGTTCTACTAAAATCCACTGTCCTGGTACTACATCTTCTTGTTTGGGACCAACAGCATAAACTCTGCACCAACGAGGTCTAATACCGTCTGTTTTAGCATCATCGCCCATTAAAATAATACCACTGCTCAGTGTTCTTTGTCCAAAGTTCATGTCTGTGGCCAAGACATGATCATTTAAGGGAATTAACTTTTTTACTTTATTAGTGAATTTAAAACCAATCTTTTGGTCAAATGGATTTGGCATTGCCATATTTGTTTACCTCTTACGAATTTTTGTTAAGTCAACAGGTGCGCGATGCTGATAGTGTTCTTGCATTCTTTGGTTACGCCCTTTTACCACTGTGCCATCGGGAGCAACAATATCGCCCCTTGCATTTGCGTTCATGTTACCAACAGCACGATCCTTTTCATGTTGAAGCCTAAGCTGATCCATGTTAACGGTTTTGCCTAATGCTGTTCTATAAATGCCTTTAGCCATAATTTTATCCTTGTGTGCTATTATTTAAGAAATTCTTCTATGTCTAATTGATAATATATACTGTCAATTTTGTGTACACCTATCAAATATAAAACATAACTGGCCACACTAGATCCACGACCCACGCCCCAAACAATATTATTTTTACGCATAGTATCCACCAAATACTTCATAAACTTTAACAAATCAAACAAGTTACGATCTTGAAACATCAATAGCTCTTGTCCTGTTCGTTGCAGTTGTTCTTCTGTAGTACACTGAGCCAATACCCACTCTGCAATGTCCATGTTTTTGTATTCTTCAGGCATAGACCATTTACTTTGATGAGTTCGATCAAAATCTTCTAAACCGGCATAGTCTACTGGCGTGTATGTGTTTAGTTTTTCAAATTCTGCGTGTAAATTTTTTATTGCTAAATTAAACTGTGTGGGGTCTTGCACTTGAAATCTTGTCAAATCTAGATCAGGATTTGTGTATAACAAATCAAACAGGTCATGCTCGTCAACAATTAATTCGCCGTAGCTGTTGTATTTCACTTTATATCGATTATATTATCAAACTTATCGTTTTTCTTGAGAATGTCATCAAGTTGTTTTTGTTGTCTGCGACTGATTTCTTGAGTAAAGTCTTCTAAAATCATTTGCAGTTGTTGTACAAGTTGACCACTGTTCATTCTATAAGCAGTGTTTAATTTTGTCATTAGTTCGCCGTGCTTCTTTTGCAGATCAGCGTCTGACATTTGACTTAAATCTGGACTTAATGGATGCATTATGCTCGATCCTTGTGGTCGTGACCTAACAGTTTTTCTAGTAGCTCTCGAGCAGCATAAATTCTGCCCGAAGCCATCAGTTGCCAAACTTTGGTTAATTGTAAGTAAAGTTCTTCGCTCATATGTTAGACTTCACATATATTATAAAGTCTATACCAGTTAAAATCAAACAGTTTGGTTAACCAACTCTGTACCAAGCATTCGTACTTGTGTGATAGATCCAAGTTCCACCAAAAGTAGTATTACCTGTGCTGAATGCACCGTTCACTGTTTGGCCGCCGGATCCACTTTGAGTCAAAGTTGTAATTGTATTGGCAAATGCAATCCTAATTGATTGCCCATTAACTGGAGTTGCAGGCATTATAATTGTATGTGTGGAAATAGTTCCAGCATTTGGATTTAAAAGTGCAAAACCAATATTACTATAAATTTGGGTAGATCCGCCATTTGTGACATTAGCGTATTGAACACCATAAGTTGTTCCGCCGCACATGTCGGTCATACCAGTTACAGTAGCATTACCAACGTTGGCATTACCGCTTACTGACAAACTTGTCAAAGTACCAACTAGGGTAATGCCAGATTGTACAGCAGTTTGAATATTGCCGTAGATGCCTGTATTAGCAATTAAATTATTAGCAGTTAAATTACCTGTGTAAGTGGCACTGTTACCACTGCTGACTAAAGTATCTACAATAATGTTATTAGCGTAGATATTGCCTTTAACAACTCCACCAACATTGGCTACTGTAATAGTTACACCAGTAGCTGTAGTGTTACTAATTGTGGTATAAAAGTTAACATTACCTTGGAACTCATTGCGATTGCGAGTAGCTTCACTTATGCTCCAACTTGTACCACCGTCTGTTGTCACAAGTTCAAACACATAATACCCAGTGTTTGCAAATCTTGTGACTTGTCCAGACTGGCGATCTAATGTGCTGATATTTTGGCTAACACTGGCTGGCCAAGTAATGGTGTAGGCAACATTTGGTACCACAACACCTAATCTAATACTGATTGTTTTATCTGTTACACTGCTGAAATTAGAAAATGTAACTGTTAAACTTGCGCCCAAATTTACCAATTGGTAACTGCCATTGTACCAGTTGTAAGTTAGTGTACCCGAGCTAACTGTGCCGTGATCATAATATACTTCTCTCAATCCCAGTACACTAGCGTTGGCTAGCAGTGAACCTGCCAAATTATTACTTTGACCTGCTATAACAGCATTAGCTTGAAGTGCTGAAATTTCAGTGGCAGC